ATAATTCTCTGTATTAGAATCAATCGGAATAATATTGGTAGTCTTTACAGAAGTATTGATATTTGTAGAAGGGGATTGAAGATATGCAATTTGTGCTAATAATCTTTCATATTTTTTATTGGTGGCAATCAATCCAATTTCACCGCCACCAAATACAGAGTCAGCAGCTCTACCAATGCCACTGATATTAAATGTATCTAGACCTGCATTAGAAACTTTAAATAAAGTGGAATTCAAAGATCCTTGAGTAAACCCAGCAGTAGATGCTAAATTCTTGAAGAATACATACGATTTCTCATCATCAAAACCATGGTTTTTATGAGTTACCTTGATAACATTATTATTATTTTTGAATAGAGAAGATGTAGCATTAGCATTTGCAAAAGCATATGTCTCTAAAGGATCAACTACCATATTTTCATAACCTTTAGAAATAGTTGTAAGATCAATTGTTGCGGTAGTAGAAGTATCAAATTCTGCTCTGTACAGAGTAAACTTGACATCCTCAAACAGATCTTCTACCCAAGACTCAGTATTTTGAGACTTGTAAACAGAACCTAAAGATGGGTTTGTAGTAACTGTAGTATTGGTTGCAATCTCAGTTTCACCAAGTTTAGATACCCAAATGCTATAATCTTGAGAATCGGTTTCTACAACTAGAGCATACTCAGTATTATTTTGCAAAAATACTGGGTAATCAAACATAAACTTAGTTGGTGTAATAGAAGCAATTACACCAGTTTCATCTTCAGCAACTCCCATTCTAACTGCTGGTTCTGTAATAGAAATTTCGGTTTCAATTTCAGCACCAGTATTTCCAATACCTGTTCCTCTAATAACAACAGATGGTGGTTCTGTATATCCTCTACCAGACAAAGTAAGAGTAGAATCATAAATGAGTCCACCAGATACTGCAACTGTACCTGTTGCATTACTTCCGCCAGGGAGACTGGGACTTTCAATAGTAATAGTAGCACCATCATAATTAGAACCAGTATTCTTAACTTTTAGAGCACTAACACTGCCAGAGTCTTTTGCGATACGTGCAGTAATTTCAGTGTTATTAGCATTATTGAATACTACAATCGAATTAATCTTTAATTCCTCATCTTGAACAAAAGATTGTCCATTGTTATTGGAAAGAACAAATGTATAAACCTGCTCATTATTGAGTTGAATTTCATCATCCTCAGAAACTGCTAGTTCATTATTATTCTTGTCTAGGATCTTAAGAATAGGTCCAGATGCATTAGTAGAAACGCCACTAATCTTCTCTCCTTTCAGTACAACAACCGAAGCAGATACATATGCCTTGACGTATGTGTATGGTTCTTTGACCACTTCAGTTCCAGGAATAACATTCTTTCCTGGTTTCTCAGAATCAACATCAGTCAAGTAAACTCTAATGGGAATAGAATCACTCTTCTTAGCAATATAAAGGTCTACTCCAGTAGTGAACACACCTTCATCAAAGTTTTCAATCTTAAATGTTTGAGCAAGTGGGTTTGGTTTTTGCTCGTTTTCGGTGTTGTTGTTAACTTGTTGAGTACCTTCGTTTGCCTTGAAGTATGCTGGTTTAGTAGATACGATAGTTCCAGGATTATCTGGTAGTAGACCAGATGCATAGAACTTAGTCTCGGCAAATGTTTCCACATCTGTCTTGTCACGATTAGATGCACTAGAAGTAAAACGAAGAGTTTTCTCTCCAGTAGAAATTCTAATATCTTCTCCGCTTAAATCATAAGATACAGTTTCTACCTCTCCTGTCCAAGCAGTACCATCTCTTGGTGGATTGCCAGCAGGAATAAGAACAATACCACTAGCATTACCATTCTCATCTGTGATGATAGGTGCGCCAAATGTTGATAAAGAATTAGCAGGAATTCCAGTAAATCTAATATCAGGAACAACCCAACGATTGATATTCTTTCCTTCTAAGAATACAAAGACTTCTGTCGAAGGTTTCATTCGACGAATATTAAATTTAACTGGAATACTACGAGCAAAGTATTGCAAAGAACCAGCAACAGACTTGCCACGACTTGTTCTAGTAGAAATTCCTTTACCCAACTCATTGTTGAAAGGACTTACATTAGAAGAACTTGCAGTAGATGCAGATACTACCTCTTCGTTTGCAATCTCGTTATTGGTCTTGGATAATGGATTGATATTATAGAAAGATCTTTCTGTTCCTGTCCAAGTAACAATAAACGAGTTATACAAACTTCCGAATGCTACCTCCAAGTCATCTTTTGCAAGGAATGGAACAAACAAATCTGTATTGTTGTCAGTTACCAAAGGAGCAATAGATCTATCATACCAAGAATCTACATTAGGATCTACACTCAAATCTCCAACATACTGAAGAACAACGAATGGATTAGGATTGATAGTCTTTGTTGCAAAATTATTTCCAAGTAATCTAGTGTTCTCATAAGGGAGAGTCAAGATGCCATTATTGTTAACATAACCAGCAACTTCTCTCTGGTCGTTTCTGGTATTGACTTCTTTCACTAAGAAACTATCTTCACTGACTTGTGGTCTCAAAACAGACTGTTGGGTGTCAATAGCACATTTGTGATCTGCTGCTTTAATATCACCTTTGTGTGTTTCAAAGTTATCAACATAGAAACCACACTTAAATCTATCAAGACCAATATCATCGGTAACCTGCATGTTAAGTGTCTGTTGCTCTAGTACACTAAGAGACGTATAGTATTCTAAACGCTCGACACGTTGGTTAAGTTTACCAATATCTTTCATAGTGTAACGCTTATTCTCTACAGGAATAATACGAACATCTCTATAAGAATCTGTAAATGCAGGAATATAAAGATAATACAGAGGAGCAGCATCACTAATAGATTCTGGTCGAGATGGATTCAACGAGGAGTTGCCTTTCTTGACAATAAACTGACCATCGGTATTAAGGAATACACCATCAATTCTATCCAGATATTGCTCTTTATTAGACTTGATTGTATAATTAAGATTAGAATCATCTGCAGGGGTGCTAGCAGGAATTCCAGATTCACCAGAGAAAGATAAGAAATCAGTTTGTGATAATAGAGTCTTATCTTGATAACCTACAATGATGTTAGAATTATCTACTTTAGGACGGAAGTCAATTACATCTTTGAGAGATACTAAACCACTAACAGAAGAATTGAAAGATGGAATATCTTTTTCAGTGACACCTGCTTCATGTAAATATGAATCAATAGTACAGAAGTCGCCTTGAGAATGCTCGAAGTAGTCAAATGCAATAACCAATTGTCCTGTAGGTGCAGTTAGTCCTGGTTTTAGAACTAATCTTGCGATATCATAATAGGTATCTCTTTGACCATTATCAAATGTATATCTATTTGTGACATCTACACCACTAATAAGATTTCCGCCTGCATCAACTTGAGGTGGAGCAGAAACAGATCCTTCATAAACATATCTTAGTTTAAAGACATCAGAATAAGAAGTAATCACAATAGAATCACCATTTAGATCTTGTCCTCTAAAAGGTACAACAGTAGTTCCAGCAGACTGAACAATAATCTGTTTATTAATAACAGAAGTTTTTAATCTTGGTTTTGCTTTAGATACTTCCAAAGTAGCAGTCAACTTCATTTTGGGGAAGTTTGACTCTGGCAAAGTGAAAGAAGGATCTCCTGTTTGTGGATTTGCTGCTCTATCTTCTAGTGCAGTTCTAAGTGCATCAATATCACCAAAATGATTTTCTGGGAAATTTAAAGTAACACTACCAGCAGTTAAGTTGCTATCAGATTCAGCAATAGTTACATATGAAGGATCGATATAGATAATATCTCCTTTTTTCAGGGGACCTCCAAACAACTGCAAGGTGCCACTTTCATCAATAGCATGTTCTGCAACTCCTGTTTCAAGAACAGTTAGCAAGAAATTTTCTTGAGAGAAAGGTGCAAATCTCTGTGTTCCAAATGGAAGTTGGGCAGCAAAAGTAATGTTTCCAGAAGAGGAAGAAGATGTTGTAATAAAATCTCTTCTAAAGTGATACTTGATCTTAGAATCTTCAGAAGAATCAATGAGAGTTGAAATTTGCTTGTCTCCTGTTGGGAAAATCAAAGAAGAGTTTGGATTTTCGATTTGAGGTCTTTGGAGAACAACAGAAGCGTTTTCTACATTTTCTCTTAAAACTCTGTCCAAATAAATTCTGGATCTATTGATTCCATCAGGTTTTGTGGCATATTGTACAATGTATTTGTATACAGCACCAGATGAATCAGAAAACTGCAATACATCGCCTTGTACCAAGATTTTAGAGGCATCCCCACCAAAACCATTACATTCAATGAATTTATATCCCTTAGTGCCAGAGAAAGTAAAATCTGTTACTGAAGACGTAATAACATATCCTGTTCTCTCCAGTTCAATATCTGCACTAAATTTGTTGGCATTGCCAGAACCAAATTCAGAAAATACTGATTTAATATTTTTTGGAGAATACGTATATACTGTATTCCTAAACAAAACAGGAGTTACAACCGCTTGGTTAGATGGTGTCGTACCAGTAAATTCAACTACAGGTGGTAAAGAATAAGTTTGAGTTGCACTTGATCTATCTCTAATTACAACTTGTTCAACAGAACCACCTCCAGATGTAATTACTTCAATCTTAGTTGCTTCAAATGTCACGCCATTTAAAATAACTTTTGTTGCTGCCGAGTAACTATCTCCTCTCTCTGGAACGATAAAATGTGAGATAGTATTTTCTGTTGCAATCTTCATGGTTGCACCAGTTTCAGAAGTAATAGTTTCTCCTGACATGAATTCACCAAAAATCATGGTGACAAATAATTTATTAACGGAAGAATAAACAGAATCTGTTCCTCCCTCAATAACAGCAACGGCATTACTTGCGCCACCATAAATGTACTTACCAGGAGTGAAGTCACTTCCTACAATAGTTTCTTCTAGAAGTAATCTAGTAAAGAATTGTGGTGCAAAGTAAGACAGATCAAAAATAGAATTATATTTTTCTAAACCACCAGCAAGTTTTCCTTTTGATACGATCTTATCGAGATCTTTATCAAAACCAGAACTAATTTCTTTTAATGCAATATTTTTTGGTTTTGCAATACCAACAACTGGAGTGATAGTTTCATTATAGTCACGAAGATCAAATACAGGAGAACTTGCACCCTGTACATCTGCTGCAGATTTATATAAAGATCTTGTTTTGTTGAGAATTGTAGGATCAATGTCAGTTAAAAATATATCCAATTCTGTTCTATTACCTTTAACAGTAATTTCTACGTAATCTGCAGTTCCAATTTCTGGACGCTTTACAATAGAAAAAGCAATGACATCAACATAACTATAATCAGTAACGTTACCAGTATCTGTTCTAGACTTAATAAAGTATAATCTACTGAATTGACCTTTGAAGTTCGCTTCAGTCATATCATCGATATCAAAAGAAGAAGTGTTATCGATTTTGCAATAAATGGTTTTAACACCATCAACAACACTATAACCTTGACCTCGGCGGTTTACAGTTTGTTTTGGGGAATCTGCTGCTTCAGTATCATTAGATCCAATAGATCCATCATTGAAAGAAGCATTCAAATACATCGTAGGATACGATGTTAAGTCAGCACCCTCAGCATTTAGAGGAGTAGTGCCGTATACATTAGTAATAAAGAAAGAAGTAAGACCAGATGTTTTTAAAGTTTGATTCTCTCTTTTGATGGTATCTCTTGCTTTATCAATAGTAAGATACTTGGTTTCTTTGTTTTTAACTTCATACCCTTTAATGTATGCTTTACCAGAACCAACACTACCAACCAGCTTAGCAGAAGCTTCAATAGCAGTTAGACCATTAACAAGACCATCAGAATCTGCAGAATAAAAACCTAGATTATCACCTGTTTGGTAATACTCTCTTACTTGTAGAGGGAAAGGTTCTACTACATAGTCTCCAGACTCATCAAAAGTTTTTCTAGCAATTGCAGATTCTACAAGAGAATAATCATTTGCTTTGATCTGCTTTTGAATAGTACCACTCTTGACAAGCAATAACTGAATAAAGTTTTTATCAGTTAATTCATAGTAACCATATTTGACCAACTCAAGATCGATCTTGAGTCTATGTGCTCCAGGCGCAGAGAAGTTAGAAAATCCCCTCGCATTATCATATAAAGAAGAATCTTCTTCTGGAGTAACTAAAGACTCAGAAATTTTAAATCCAATCTTTGCAGAAGGAGTATCATTATATTTTTCTACAACTAAAAGTTGCTCAGCATTTCTTACAAAATATCCATTTACAAAGTAAATGCCTTCTTCTACTTTGACAGCAGAAGCAAAACCTAAAGCAGGACTATCAACAAATGACTCAATACCTGTATCGGGATCAGTAATGCCAATACTGGTAGGAAGAGAAACGCCATCAGTGCCGACTACTAACAAAGGAGAGTTGACGCCACCAATTACTTCTAATGTCTCGCCTTGACGGAATCTCTCTTCATCGCCAGATGCACCAGAATCTAGGTAATTCACATAGAGAGTGTCTGATTCGGTATCAGAACCATATTCTGTAGCAATAACACTAGCAACTACGCTTGAAGATATGCCTTGGATCTTCAATCCTACGAGTTGACTAATGTCATATTTTTGATATGTAACGTTACCTTCCGCGTCACTAACAGCTACCTCAGAAACGGACGAGAGTTTAACGTAGTTTAATTTTGTGTTGAACCCAACTTCTCCAGGCACAACAAGATCGCCTTGCTTGAAGATGTTTCTTCCGAAACTTTCTAACTGGGTTTGCAGTACAGACTGAAGAGATGTTAGTTCTCTTGCCTGTACTGCATATCCAGGTCGAAATAAGACCTTGTAGAAATTCTTCTGCGGGTCAAAATCTTCAAAGTAAGGCGATGCATTAAGGTTAGTATTCTGAGGCATTGTATATTACTAACGTCCTAGTTTTCCTAACCTTATTTAGCACGTTATTTAGATCAGAACTCGATGACTAGTTTGATATCTTCAATCTGGTCAGGAGCACGGGTGATCAGTCTTCTGTTCTCAACATAAATGATGTCGCCAGAGTTTGGTTCAATCTCTGGATTTGCTTGACCAGAAGTAAAGGAAGCACCAAGCAGAGAAGTTCCACCAGTTACAGAAGTGTCGATAGATCCACCAGCAAGAGATGCAGCACCAATAACTTGAGCAGCATCAGAACCATCAAAAGGTCTTACAACACCATCGTCAGCGTGAAGACCAGGAACTTGGATGTACTTAAGAACACCATCAGTTGTAGAACCAGAGTCAAGAGTCCAGGAAACTACTGTTCCTCTTGCAACGCCGCCACCAGTCAGTGTTTGAGTGATAGTTTCGTCAGCGTTGTAGTCTGCAGTTGCACCAGAGATCTTAACAGCATACAGACCATTTAGTGTATCTGCAGTTGCAAAGTCGGTTGTGGTCCAGTTGTATGGATCCTTGACAATACCGATACGACGGAAGTCGTTATCAACAGGGAAGTCTCCAGAACCTTCAGCGTAGGTCAGACGGATGTTGGTCATGACACGCTTAGCACCAAATTCTGCTTCCATGTCTGCGCCATGTCCACCTTCGGGAGGAAGAACAACTTCTAGAGCACCTGTTCCGCTAACACCTGTGCGACCAGTGGTTAGTGCAGAAGTGGTGTAAAGACCAGACTTGATACCACCAGTTGTTGCGCCATCAACCAGTCTGATAGAACCATAAGTGTAACCTGCACCCTTGGTGACAACCTTAGTAGAAGCGATTGCGCCACCAGCGACGACAATCTCAACAACTGCTTCGGTTCCACCAGCAAGTTGACCATCACCATTAACAGGTGCATAGTGGGTGCCGTTAGGAAGACCCGAACCTGCATCCTCAACTAGAACAACGTCAATAGCGCCATCAACTGCAGCTGTTGCAACAGTGCTTCTGGTGCTCTCGGTGGGGAGGTTGATTGGTAGGAAGTTGGTGGAGAGGAAGCGAAGAACATCATCGGTTGGGATGGTGTACATGTACTTCCATGCATAACCTGCAGTATTGGAAACTTCGAGATCAGCACCCTCAGTGAACAGACCACCAGCATAAGTGCCTTGACCAGCAGAAGGAGAGGTCTTTGGTTCGTATACAGGGTTAGGAGCAGTTCTACCTGGGAACTCACCATTGTAGAGGCACTTGAATACTTCGTACTGGGAGTTGATTACGTAATACTTAGCAGTTGCTAGAGAAGCTGCATTGGTAAGCGCAAGTTTACCGATCTGACCAGTTGTGGTAGCAGTGTAATCAGGCTTGTACATGTCGAAACGTGGTTCCGTTGCAAGCAGGTTCCAATCGTAACGAGTAATTACACCACGAGCAAACGCATCAGTAATACGCTTAGCAGCAATGATTTCATCATAGACATCAAACTTTTCCAACTGGTTGTCCAGTGGAGTAGGAGGGGTATCTTCGGTAGCAAAACGATATACACCTGCTCTTGCTTCTGCTCCTGTATCGGATGCTCCGTTCCAACCTTCGATTAGTGCGTTGGGGAGAGGAGTGGAAGAAGTGCTAGGAGAAACGTTGCTGAGGATGAGGGAATTCTCATATACTGCGACAATGCTTGCCTTGAAAGGAGCGTTTGCCCATGTATATGTTCCGTTGTCATCGCTCGAAACGTATACGAATTGCCCAGCGGTGAATGCTGTTGCGTTTGCGGAGTAGATCTCCAGGTAAGAATTCCATGCTTGTGGACGACCCACAAAGAAATACATTCTAGTTCTGTCCGTGCCAGTATCACTACTGCCTTCGGACAGAGATTCTAGAAATTGCTTAGCATTAAAAATTCTAAATTTGTCTGAAATAATTGCAGCCATTATTTTTTGCTCTAGAACGTTGATGTCTGATTTATTTATACATTATATTTAGGCATCTGTGGAGTATTGGATGAACTCCGTAGATGCTGGGATATTAACCGCTCCAGATTTTACATAACCAATAAATCCCGTTGGTGTTTTTGATGTATACTCAAAAAGAGTACGCGCAGACCCTCCGATAAAAAGATGACCTGCCGCAGCAAACCTACTGACATTAGTCATCGATTCTAAAACAGTAGGAATTTGCGGATCAGTAGTTAGCACTTGCAGCGAATTTGCAGTCATACCAAAGGGTAACATCGAAGTAGCGCCAACGTTAGTGAACCTAGATCCGTTCAATGTGAACGAAGACAAAGGTCTTAATTCAAAATCCCTGATCTGTAGAGTGGGGTATGTAAGAGTCAAATCGTGAATGACATTATCTCCATCAAAAACATGGAGTTCATATCCCCTTAGTGTCTGTCCAGCATTACCTGAAGTGAAAGATTCAAATCCATCAGGAGTTCTTTTTTTAAAGTTTTCCACAAGAATGGTTTGACCATTTCTCTTATGGACTTCATTATATGGTGCTGATAGTGCTAGTTCTGCCATTAGTTTCTAGTTACAATACTGGTTTCTAGAACGACGAGTTCCTCGAAGAAGTCAAGGACTCCCATCTGTCTATTTAACGTAATATCAGCTGGTTTGTCTCTACCATTAAGAACTGGCAGGTGATTACCCAGAATAGCAACCTCAGATTCAACTCCGTGGAGTTTAGCGACAATCGCAGTTTCCGTGCCAAGGATGGAAGCAACAGGAATTGGAGAGTTAAGACCACCAGGATCAGTTTTTGGAGGAATTGCAGTAACAATTTGCAGAGATAATGCATTGTCGCTTTCAAGAGATGTTGTATGTACATCTAGTGCTTTTTCTGTCACAAGTGCTACATTATGTTCAACTTGAACAGAGGTGCTATTAGTGAACACGGACTCACTGCTCATTGTTACCGCACTAATGGTTGGTGCGATATTAGAAGCAATCTGTAGTGTTACAACCTGATCATTGTATGCAATGTATGGATTGACAACATATTCAATTTCGTCTGTTAGAACTTGTAGAGGAATTTCCGCACTATTAATAGTCTGGATTGTGGATGCAGCGACAGATACGCTCTCGCTACTCATCAATACAGTAGACTCAGTTAGAGAAATTACATAATCTTGAATTGCAACAGATACTTGAGTTACAGAAGGTTGAATCTCCTTCTGTAGAGTCATCTTGAGATCAGTTCCTTTTTCTTCATCTACTTGAACAAAAACATCACTGATAGACTGAATCTGGTTGGTGACTGCTGTGACACTCTCTGTGCTCTGTGCAACACTGACGATAGTAGCAACAATGCTTCTAGGACCAGCATCAATAACTCTTACAGAGTCTGGGATAGTTCTGATATATTGTCCTGCAGGGTGTGCAGTTGGTACAGTTCTATCAAGTCCTCTGGTGACATTGAGGAATCTATCTTCGAGTTTTCTTTCGTATCCAACAATCTCTTTGCCAACTTGGAGTTTGCCAACGTCAGCGAATAGAGAGGTATTGTTGACGTATAGTGTTGTTCCAGAAGGAGATAGTGGAGAATCGAGCAATGCACCAACAGCAGATGCAGACTCCTCTCGGAAGTATGCAATTGGAGTGTTGATAATTTTCTGGATGTTATTTGTAAGAACATCAACGAACGAATTCGTACCAACACGACCAACGGGACTGATATTACTAATACTTGCAATTGGGTTATCAATTGTGCATGTAATGAGAGTCTCATTAACAATGAGTTCAGATGCAACCTGATCAATTGCGGTAAATGGATCTCTCTTGGTGAAGACAATAGAGTTTCCTTCGGGTAATGCAAGACTATCACCTGCTTCAATAGCAGGAGGATAAATGTGCTCGACAATCTCGTCATTAGTGACGAGATCAACAGAACCAACAACACCAAAAGAAACAATGGAGAAGATTCCAGTTTGATTGCCTTCACCTCTAATAACAATCTCGGTGCCAATCGTGGTATTCTGCTCAATAGAAACCTGTGTACCAATTCTTAATTCATAGTTACTTTGGATACTTCTCGACTCTTTACGTAGAACATTGTATCCTCTAGTAACAACTGCTTTGGGTGGTTGTGTGTATCCACTACCACCTTCAATTAGAACAACATCTAGTACCTGTCCTGCAATACAAAGAACTTCTGCTCTAGCACCGCCACCATTGCCATCAACAGGTACAAACTTAACCTGAGGTGGTACAAAATACTGATATGCAGTTGGTTGCAGTAGAATGCCAGTATCAAAGAAAAGTTTGAGATCTCTTTTGTTCCACTCAAGATCACTAAATC